TCAAATTCAGTAGGTGGCTTAGGAGGAATAGGTGGCATTTGTGCTGCTCCCACTTCTGGATCCATGAAGTATGGTTCTATACTATTTAGACCTGCATTTTCAACTAATTTTTTCAAAGAGTTGTAAATATTTCTTAGATTAACCATTGGGCCATGAACATTCTGTTGTAAATTGATTGCAGACATTTGTCTTTCTAATATAGCATTCATCAATATTAACTGCTGTTCTTTTGATCCAGTACCTAATCCTACAGAAACTGTAATATTAACTCTGTCTTTCCATTCATAAGGTCTCATAGGAATATACTTTCCTCTGATTCTTACTATCTGTTCTTTGTTTTGATACTTACAAGTAAGCTCAAACATTTTTAAGGCTAGATCTTTTACACCTGTTTCAGCAAAGATTCTGGCGATTAACTCCATTCTCATTTGTGATTGTGTTAGAATTTGGTTTTGTCCAGTTGCTGTATTGTTAAGCGTATTTGCATCTAGCCCTTGTGATTGTCTTGTTACACCTGTTCTGGATTCTTTAACGGAATCTAGATAGGCTAATAGACCACTTGCTTGTTCTGTAATGGGTTGAGCCTGAATAGGCATCATCACATTTTGAGGAGGTTGTTTTGTTCTTACAATTCCTCCTGGACGATTTGTTAAAAGATCATCCATTGAAACTTGTCCATCTTGTACTGCAACTCTATTATTATTTGTTAGATACATATTGTCTAACATCTGTCGCATTACAGTTGATTTTATTAATTGTATATCTTCTACTAATTCAGCTACACTTCTTCCATAGAATCTGTGTGGCATGATAACTGGAGTCATAGATATAAAAGGCATTGTATCTATTTCTTCCATATCAAGAAATTTCTTACCATCACCTGCAACAGTGATTTTTAATAACTCTGCTTTACCATCACCATCTACATCCATTCTTACATAGCATTCGTGAATTAAAACATCCTGTGTACTTTTATCTCCATCTGTTTCTCCATGTGAAAAGTCTACACCTTGGTGTCTTGTAAATTTATCTTCTGTATAATAATCACCATCACCTTGTGGTAATGACTCTACTAATTCTTTATCATAACCCATCTCTATTAATTCTGTTCTTGTTTTGTTCACTCTGTGACAAACAAAATTAGCAGTATCAATTGATTTGCATCTACGTTCAATTAAAAATTCTTCTGGTGGTACTGGTTCTATTTTAACCTTACCATGAATTTCTATTCTATTAATTACTACATCATGTAGTTTAACTGTATCTATTTCTTTACCAGATGCATCAGTTATTTTTTCTTCGTATTCAGTATGATTCTTAACTTTAATTTGATCCATAGAAACCAAATCATTAAACTCATCATCTGTTAATCTAGAATATTCTTCTCTTTCAATTTTTTGTGCATCATCCCAATATACTTTTAGGATTCCATTCTTTTGGATCAATGCATCTTTGAATGCTGTGTATAACGCTAAGAAACCATCATTCTGTTTATAGAATATATAGTTTAAATAGTCAGAACATTGTCTAGCCATTTCTTCATCTTCAGGCCCTTGTCCTTCACAACTAAATACATTATCACCTGATGTAAAAATTCTCATCAATGATGGCATTAAACTTTCTACTGTATCTAAAACATCATTAGAAACAACTTGAGATCTACCTTCTTGTTCGTTACCAAGAGGTTGTCCTAAATAATATTCTAATGACTTTTTTCTTTTAGCTACAAGTTCTCCACCAATATAACCTGATGCGTTATGTATTTCTCTGCTTACTACTGATAATATTTCTTTTTGTGATTTTTCTTTATTTTTCATACTACGTATTTTGTATCTATATTAATTGGTTTATCCCAGTCTGATGTATCAATTGGGTCGTGTACACATCCATATCTAAATGCATCACTTGCGTGTGAACACCAATCATGAAGTGGTTTGTTTTTAAATACTTGATTCTTATCGTCCCATTGTTTTCGATACTGCCTTAAAGCATCTAATCCTGTTTTACATTTTACTCTGTCAAAATAACAATTTCCTAATGTATTTCTTACAGATTCAATTCCATGATCTACTTCTAACTTAGGTGCTACCTCAAAGTCAATACCAAGTTCTTGTGAAACTTCTAATCTTGACTTACCTGTTCCAAGCTCTCTCGCCATAATATCGTGAGGTGCTATGTGTCGACTATATGCATAGTCTTTTTCAGTTAGTATATTAGCATAGTGTGCTAATGATTCACCTGAAGTTTCGTAATAATCTATTAAATGAATTTCAGTTCCAACTCTTTGTGCAAACCATATTGCAGTTGAATCTCCAATACCTAAGTCCCACCAAGTTTCTACACCTATTGATTCATCATAAGGTACTTCACCAATTCTTTTTTCTTTATCTGCTTTAGTTATCAACCTTCCAAAGTAACTTCCTGATACTGCTGCAGTAAATGAACATTCAAATTCTTGTTCGTACTGCTCAGGACTCATTATATCCTTAGCTTGTTTTAACTCGTCATCTGGGATTACTCCTGTTTCAGATGCTCTGTATAGTTTCCCATACCAATCTTTATGACCACGTTGTGCAAAATCAAATACTTCCCAGAACTGATTGTGTCCCATTGGAGTTCCAATAAATAAAACTGATCCTAGTTTATCAGATACTGCTGGTCTAACAATTTCGGTCCATACTCTAGGGGACATGATTGCGTATTCGTCCATAACAACTTTATCAAATCCCATACCACGAATACTATCTGGATTATCTGCTCCAAAGATTTGAATACGTGAGTGATTAAATAAATCTATTCTTAATTCTGTTTCATTTCTACTACCACCAAATTTCATTAAAGGTTCTGTGTAAAATTTTAAATATTCCCAAGCGATGGATTTTCCTTGCCTGTAAGTTGGTGCAATAAATGCACACAATGATCTTGGTTTATCTGCTGCTGTCTTAATTAATTCGTTAATAGCTAGTACTGATTTCCCGAATCGTCTGTGACATACTAGAACACTAAATCTTTTAAGTGAGTTATGTACGTCTAACTGATAAGGTCTTGGCTTGTAAGGTATTTCTATCTTAGCGACTTTTTTATTAGTCGTCTTTTTGCCAGGAGACTTTGATTGCGATTGGTTCATCTGTTCCTATTTTAGATGTTGTTGACGCTAACCTTGGGTGAACGAATGGTGCTGCCTTTTCGGCTGCGTACATTTTACGTTCAGGTGAGCTCATAGGATTGTTTAACACAGCTAATAAGTAATCCAAAGGAGAATGTTGATATTTCTCAGCCATCTCCTGCATAGACTTCCAATTCTTTTTAGTCTTAGCACCTAAAGGTCTACCAGAACCTGGTCTTTTACCACCATGGTTATCTGATGTTTTGTCCTCTTGATCTGGTAATTTGTTATCTTCAACCATTATGTTATTTTTCTTCCTCTTTTGTCAAATTGTCTAACATTAGAATATTTAAAACTTTTAGCTTTTCCACCTTTATACAAAATAGTACCTGCAGTTATTCCAAGACTTAATGGACTTACTGCAAACTTAATTCCTTTTTTTACTATAGTCTTAGCAGCCTTCTTAAATACAGAAGGTTTTTTCTTTGGTGTTTTACCAAAACCTTTATCTCCACCTATAATCATTAGTAACCTCTTTTAACTTTCTTACCTGATTTTTTAGCAGCCATCTTAGCTTTCTTTTTACCAGCTTTTGTATATGCGTATTTTTTTTTCCCTACCATTGGCATAATTATATCCTATTTTAATAAACCTTGTTGTGCAGCCATTCTTGCATTAGGCATAGGTACTTGACCTTGTTGTGGTCTCTTACCCATATTAGCCATTTGCTGTTGAGCTTGAGGATTTTGCTGCTGTAGTAATCCTTGTTGCTGTTGCTGTTTAGCCATCTCTGGCATAATCTTAGCTTTAATAATTAATGATAGTTGCTGTCCTTCTTCTGGAGACAATCTAATCATTTCATCGGCTAGTTTTTCTAATTTTTTATCCATAATTTATATCCAAGTAAATTCTCTTTTGCTTTTTTTAGCTTTAGCTAATCTAGTGTTTATTTCTGAACGAGATATTTTTCTAACTTTTCTTTCTTTAGATATTGCTTGCATTTCTATCATCATATTTTGGTTTTTTCTAGCCATAGGTGTTTTACCATAACCATAAGTAACAAGAGCACCTGCTCCTACTATAGATTTTTTAGGATTAGCTGTAGCAAAGTTTTTAATTTTTTTCTTAATTTTTTTAGCTACTACTATACCTTTTCTTACTATTTTTGATTTCATATTATTTCTTTGCTAGTTTATCTTTGTTTATGCCTTTTTTAATAATGTAGTCCTGTGTGCCATTAGCTCCAGTTTCTACTTCTTTTTTTAAGAATCTAAAGATATTCATTTCTCTTAGCTTCTTTTCTGTGTGTCTTTGAAAGATTTCTATAACTCTATTATCTCTCATTAGCAGTTCCATGCTCTTAATGACTTATTGATTCTTGAATTAGGATCTCTTGCAGTCTTAGCAGAGGTAAGTTTCTTTTTCATTCCACTCATTCTAGCACAGAATGACGCACGTCTTTTATTCCCTACTTTTTTACTAGGAGCTTTTAATGTTCCTCCAGTCTGCTTCTTATAACTAGCTCGACCTTTAGCGTTCAAACCCCCCTTTGGGTTTTTACCTTCTTTTCGTTGCCATGCTGCTGTTTGTGCCATTATACGCTAGATTTGTAGTCTTTAAGCTTAGCTTTAGCTCTAAACTTAGGATCTTTTAAGTTCTTTACCAATGCATCACGTTTCTTCCAGCTCTTTTTTAAAACTTTTGCTGATAGTTCCTTGATAACTGGGAATTGTAAATATGATCTCATGTTTATCTTCCTTGTCCTTTGTATCTATTGTGACTTTGCTGTAGTTTTTCCGATTTCGATTTCGATTTTTTGTGGATTCCTGGTCTTTTCTTAGGTTTATCTCTTGGTATAAAGCTGCTAAAATTCTGCTTAGCCATTAATCGTCAAGAAATGCCATAAGTGATGCACCAGCTACTGCTGAGCTAGACTTAGGATTCTTCTTGATAGTTTTTCCTACCATTCTAGAGCCTGAATGTACCTTTTTAGATACACCTGTAATTGCTTTAGATGTTCCAGTAAACCCTGCTTTTCCTGCTTTATCAGCTAGGTTAGTAGATACTTTGCCAATCTTACCTTTTGTCTTATATAGTGTCTTTAGGATTCTTAATCCTATTGTTCCTGCTGCTGGTATCATAATGATGTCCCCTTTGTTATGGTGGTGTACATAACCCCCCTATAGTCAGATAGTTCTACGACTATCATGACGATGGGGTGAATCTAAAACCCACCTTAATTGTTATTGTTGTTATGTTCTCAGCTCACTGTTGTTCGCTGTCTTTATTAAGTTCTTGTTAGTCAACTGATAATCGCTGTCGCAAGTGACAGCGTTATAAGTTGTTATTATATATTGGTAGTTAATTAACCTTAGCTTGTCTATTGATTAATTGATTGCCGATAATGATTTAACCTATTGATAATACTAGACATCTTGATTGCTAGTGTAATTGATAGCAACGTATAAAGTACCTATATCCAGACATTATTAGATGTGTGTGTAGGTATATCAATCAACCAAAGGAGATAAGATATGTTAAGTACTATAATGATAAGCTTACTATGTATATGGTTAGGTATAATGATA